AGATTTTACAGTTGGAGCATCAGTTGCGCCTCCAGATGCAGACTGCAATATGTTTGCTCTTAACTCAGCCTCATCACTTGTCTGGTCAAGTGCAAACAATGTTATCCAAGCATCGTCCGCAGAGTTTCGTATCTTTAGGAGGTTAAGATTTGTATCGTGCCAAAACATACCAGCCGCCGTAGCTGGTGGCGTTGACGAACTGGTGTTCATTGTCAAGATTGCTTGCAGAACATCGTTAAGGTCAGACCTAAAACTGGTCGCTGTCTGGTTTGCAATTACATAATCGTGAGTAGCCATCTATATCACCTTAATATTGAACAACGCCGCGCAGATAATCTATCCGTGTATTTACAGCCGCGCTGTCTCTGGTTAAATCTATCTTAAACCGAAACGCCCTGCCTGAGAAGTCTCCAGACTTAAATAGTTTGTAGTCTGACCAAGTTGGTGAGCCAGCAGGGTCATCATCCGTCGTTGAGATGTAACTAATTACATTAACATCGCCAAACTCAAGCTCATCACCATCACTCAGGTCATCGAACTGACCAACCCATTCATTAGAGTAGCCAACGATATCGTCAAATAATGGGCTTTGACCATAAGCCGTCCTCTGTATCTGCATTTCAATCCTAGCCCGAACCTTACGAACCGAACCCGTGTCGATGTATCCAGTAAATGTATATGTGCCAATTAATGGCTCTGTAGCTGGTTGCGCCCAAGCCTCATCATTTTCATATGCGGCAATAACAGGGTCGCCTAATTGAATTTGAACCAGTTTTGTGTACACCTCAGCTAAATCACCGTTAAGGAAGTCAAGCAAATACAGAGTATCAAGCAAGTCAATGTCCCCGTCTAGGTCTAGGTCTCCACGTTGCCAAGCTACATATGTTTCATGGATTACTGCGTATATGCCGCCATCAGTCTCATCGTAAGCTCCAGCTATGTACTCCAATATCGCCTGTAAAACATTAAACCACTTAACGTGCGGATTACCATCCGCATCCAAGTAAATGTAAGCATCCTTCTCATCAATGATTATAGCATCTCCACGAAAGTCAGCTATAACATCAACCTTAGTGCCACCAAACGCAGTATGCTCTGTGTCGTATGTAGTTGTTGCAAACACTTCAAGATGTGTCGATGGAACCACAAACGACGTGTAGCTCTCACTCTCAATACCCTGCTTATTGTAAGAGCGTATCATGTAAGTGCCAGAGCGTGCAGGAACGCTGACGCTTGTTGCTGGTCGTGATACCTTGTCAACCACATATCTTGAGTTCGCCCAAGTCGCACCAGTTTCTTCATGCGCGTGTCTTATTTCATAATGGCTCAAATCAACATCAGATACAGCATCCCACTCAAGATTAACTGTGCCGCCAGTCATCGTTGCAGTAAAGTTTGACACGTTTGATGGAATGCGGCGCGGTGCTTCGATAACCTGACTTGATAGTGTAGTGTACTCACCCTTGACACCTAAAGCCGTGACTGCTCTTGCACGAATGTCATATGTGCCATCTTCAATATCGAACACCTGAAACGCACCTAATTCACCAACGCCAATCTGTGTATATTCAGTGTCTGTGCTTGCCTTATATTCGACAATCACATAATCGACGCGCTCAGACTGACCGCTTGTGACGTTCAGGTTTAGGATGCTGACAATCTTTTCGTTGAGAACCTTCGTGGTTATATATTGCTCAATACCTATCGTCGGTTTGTCAAATGGGCTGACCAGAGAAGTGTTATTCAACTCAAAAGCTGTTTCCTCTGCATCCCAATCGTAAACCGCCGCGCTGATTTCACGCAAAGTCATATTTACCACTAAGCTCTGGTCTTCGTTAGGTGCGAACGTCCAGCTAGTCACCTCAAAGGTTTTGTTGTTCCAGCCAGCGCGTGTATTAGTGAATTGCACAATGTCTCCAACCTCTAGCTGAAATGCACGCATACCAAAACTGGCTGACAATGTAAGCTGTTCACGCCCACGGTACAAAGCAATCTTGGCAATACGTTGAGCCATTGTTGGTGTCTCAGTAAACCCTAACTCAAGGTCAACTGAACTTTCCATTCCATTGTCAACATCTATAAAGGTCTGGCTTCTAATTTGTGGGAAGTCAGTTGTTTGATAATTGCTAACCGCACCACGAAATGTACCACGCACGATATTAAAGTTGTCGCGCCGACTAACCCGTGTGTTAATCCTCAGACCACTGCGTAAGTCATCTTCATTCAGACTAAGAACTGGTGTTGTGTATTCCCCAGCCTTAACCTTCCACTTACCGGCAGAGTACCAAATTACGCCAGCCATAGAGTTGACCAGCTTGTCAATTACTTCGTTGGGTTTCGAGCCTGTAGTGAAAGTTCCGTTGACCGTATAACGCTTCTCAGTGCCACCAGCCGCAAGAGTTACATTTTCATCGCATACCGCTTTGGCGGCAGAGAATGATGCAACGTCAATCTCATCCAAATCAATCCCCATACCATAGTCAGACATAAGATAATCCAGCAAGCAAAGTGCCGCATTATCGGAATACACATAGGTCTGCGTGTCAGGGTCGTAAACCTTCTTGCCCTTCATAATAAAGCTAATGCTTGGCTCACCATTTGAGAATACATCTTGGTCATGTATGAGCTTCATATAGGCATAGGTTATACCGCTTAACGTGTGTTGCGGTGTCCACTTGCCGTTACTTGCGGCAACCAGAGATACATCTGCTTCTTGGTTTGGTGTTCCTAAGTGTTTGCTGACCGTAACCTTGCCAGTGTATTTTGCTGGAGAGGTTACGATTTCCTCAGTGCCGTAATAATTAACTTCACCATAGAATGGACGTGTTACGTTTCCGTAAGCGATATCGATGGGAGAACCAAGTAACAACTGGTCATCATCTAGGTAGACACTGACCAAGTCCTCACACTCATGCCCTGCGATAGCAACAACCAGATGCAAATCTTTATTGCTATTAACTGGTGTTGTTTCCTTGTAAACGACAACGCCGCCAACTCTAGTTTTACCGTAAATAATTGCGTGGTCTGCGGCCTTAGCAATGCCAGATATTTCATAACCAGTCACCGGTGTAGTTTTGTTTGGCTTAGGTGCTAATGAAGACGATAAAGCCCCCAGCGCAAGGTTCGCGCCAAATACTACTGCAAGAGAAGCAAGTGTTCCAAGTCCAAAAACACTAAGAGCCGCACCTGTAGCGGCGAAAGTTCCGCCAGCCATCGCTATAGTGGAAATAGCCGCACTAATAGGGTCAGCTAATGCGGGAAGTGCAACGCAACAAATCGCAGTAGTCGTTAGCAATAACCGCTTCATTTTAAGCTCCAAAATATATCATCTTGTGTTGCTGTTAAGAATACCAGACTTTGCTCATCGACAAAAGCAACCTTTTTACTGACAGCTACACCGAATGCAACGTCAGTAACATTACTGGCTGTAATGTGCGGCCTTGCAACTAAACTACCGAAAGGTGGGGCAATAGACTTAATGCGACTAAGCCGACCGTCAGTTGCGTCAACAATGTTCTCAAAGCCATAATCCTTCAGTAATCCTTTGTACCATCGAAACGCTGACCTTGCATCACTGTACGAGCCAACCCAATCATCCGCATAACCCTTACCAGTTAATATCCGACAAGCATTGTTTGTAAACGTCAGGCAATCGTGTGAACCCCAGACAAATGGCTTATGTCTTACGCTCTCAATGTAGTCAAAGAACTGCTGTTTAGTGTCATTCACTTTCGACCCCAACTGAACTTCTTATCCTGCAAATCCTCGACAAAGTCAAACGCTAGGTCGTTTGGATACTTCGCCTTCTGGCTTTCAGATGTGTACCTAAAAGTTCGCGCACGCTCTAGGTCAATTAACTTACTTTCAACCGACAAACCAATGGAACTGGTGTTAGCTTCTTCAGATATATCCATCTGGTCGATATAACCACTGAACACTTCAGTAATAACATCGTCAGCCGCAGTGTTGAAATCTATGCCAATGCCAACGCCGTTCTCATCTTCAATAAGGTCTGCATTTTCTTGCAGTAAGTAGAATGTCTTCGCATCCAACACACCAAAATAAATACGGCAAACACGTCCCTGATAAGGTTCAGACAGAGCCAAACTAAGAAGGTCACTAGGAATACCGCTAAGAGTTATTGTCGCGCCTCTTGCGGCTATCTCCGACGTTTCCTCAATGCTTGAGAATTGTAAGAAGTTTCCAGCCCCAGTGTAAGCATTACCGTCAATACTTATCTCACCCAAGCCTGTCCATAAATTAAGTTGTTGGCTGTCAAAGTTTAACTGTACCGCAAAGAATATCTGTATCTCTGCGTCCGATAAGGCTGTGACCATATCTGCATCAAGGTTTCTACTCATGCTATAGCCTGTACTGCACCGAAGGTTATACCGTAAAGTGCCAACTCATTTATATTCCACTCAGAAGAATTGCTGGCTAATCGAAATGCACCCTTAGCACCAGATACTACAACTGTAGCTCCGTCAGAAGGTGCTGTGATGATACTAGGCCATATGTCTAAGGTTGCTTGACCAGAACCATCTGTATCAACATCAGCCAACACCTTATAAAGCCGTGAGCTATTGCCAGTGCCTAGCTGAATATAGTCACCAGCTTTTAGATAACCTGTGGCACTGGTAGGACATCCATCGATGTCTAAAGTGTCGCCAGTTTGCGTAGCACCATTTACAACAGGTGTTCCAGCCGCAACTGACGCAGAGCCTCTAGGTGTCGCACCAACAGGGTCACCCAACAAGAATGTGCCACGCTGACCCCTCAGTGATAATAGGAACGTGACCCAAGCCTCTGCATTATCTTCCTGCATCACTGGTAAAGTAATATCAGCTTCCCATCGTTTGCCGGAGTGTATAAAAACCTGTTCCTTGAACGTAAATGGTGAACGTGATACAGCGACAGAATTAATAGCGCGAAGCGTAATAGTTGCTATGGATGTTGCCGTTGGCAATGCTAGTGGATATGTTATCGCCATTGGTTACTCCTAAAATGCCGCCGCGAATGAACCACCACGTCGTCTAGCGTCCAGAACTGCTTGCTTTGATGCACTTGCAATCTGTGGCATCAGCGATTGAATTTCATTGCGTACAGTTTGCTGTACGCCTGTTGAGACTTGAATAGTTTGATTGATAGTTACACCGCCGCCAGAGCTACCCATTATATCTTTGTTAGGAACGATACGTCCTGCGGTGTGAGGTACGAATAATTCCGCGCCTCTTTCACCGATGAGATATGGCTGGTTAGATGTGACACTTCCACCGTTAGCTCTTGTGTTGGAAATCATACCAGCTAAACCAGTGCCTCCGCTATTTTCTCCACCCGTCCCAACTCGACCAACTATCTGTTGAATAACTAAGACTTGAAGCAACTGCTTGATGATTGCCGCCGCCATACTCTTGAATGCTTCCTTGACGCTCTTAGTGCCATCTATCATCGACATGAACGCAGTACCAAAACTATCTGCAATGCCTTGAGACAGAGATAGTCCGTCAGCTTCCAAAATACCAAATAACGTCCTTACTTTACCAGTTGCCGCATCTGTGTCTGCGGCAAGTTTCGACAAAATATTAGCTAAACTTAAAAGACCTTCTGCTGTACTTCTTGACTTCACATCCATTTCTGATAAGCCGACTGCTGTCAATTCCTTGTAAACCGCCAGCACTGCCTCTGCGGCATCCGCAGGCTCTTTGAATGCGTCTAGGTTATTGACAGCGTTCATCTTGGCTAAAAAGCTATCAATTTCTACATTATAATCTGTTTGAGCTTTCACCTTAATCTCCGTGAGGCGACGCAATGCGCTTGCGCCTCTAGTTTCTTGACTCCTCAATTCTATCACAGCATTTTTTTGCTTATCCGTTAGTTTGTTGTATTTTTCTTGTAGGTTGTTGATATTAACCAATAGAGGAAACTGGTTTTTGAGTGCAATCTGAGATTGGTTAAGGGCTTCAGATAATTTGAATTTCGCCAACATTGCTTGGCTCTTAAACAATGCCCTTGTAGCAGTATCGGCCTTACCAAATTCCTTGGTTAGTTCTTTTGTTACTTCAATACTAGACTTATTAAACCTAGAGTAATCAACTGACGCAGTGTTAAGCTCCTCTAGCTCATCACTAAAAGACTTTACAACATCTCTGGTTTTTAGATAAACACCACCAACCGCAGACACGATAGCAATAAGCGCACCAAACAATGCGCCACCAGCCCCGAAGATACCAAACAACTGAGAACCCTGTTGACCAAATGCTTGAAGCGCACTTGTGCCGCCACCAACCTGTACGAAGAAATCCTGTAGCTGGAAACCTACTTGTTGCAAGCCATTCTTACCAAACCTACTTATACTTCTAGTAGTTTTGCTGGCAACAACACCAAACTGGTTAGAGTCCCGTGTTGCTCGTTTGGTTTTGTTCTGAAACTCGTCTAGTTGTTTATTTACGTTTCTTATAGGAAGGGTCGCTCTATCCGTAGCGGAAATAACAATATCTAGTTTATTCGCCATTAGACCGTTCCTCTATCAACTTAAAATATGCGACCCATTCATTATACTCTTCAAATGTTATATCTTCAATCTCTGTTAATGTTTTGCCCAGCTTCTCAGCAATATACATAAGATTAAAGCGAAATGGGTCGCTCCTTAGTTTTTTTCCAGTTCCTCGGCAGAATCGGAACTAAAGACACTGCCGAACACCTCAGCAATAATATCAATAGGCTCACCCATCAAGTGAACTTTATCTTCCAATGTAAACATCTTTTCACCGTCAGCATTTTCTGACTTCAGTATTATAATATCAACCATAGCTGTCAGTGATGGATTAGTCAGAAAGTCGTTATGCTTAGAGCGAACCTTCTCAATATCCCTAGCACTAACATTGGTAAAATAGATAGTGAGTGGGGCATCGTTTTCACCCCACTCAACAACATCTACACTACCACGTTCTCTTGCCGCACGATTTGCGGCGATACGTTTACCAATACTCATTTTGCCACCTATTAAAGTATTAGACAGTCGTTATCGACAGTGCGCCAGTACCTTGAACGGTAAAGCTACGGTCAACAGTTCCGTCGGTTGTGCCGCTAACGCTTACACCTGTAATAATGGCTGAACCAGTATAATAAGTGTCTCCTGCTCCATCACCTTCTGGGTAGAAGTTCAATGTAACAGTCGCGCCAGTTGTTAATGCTACCTGACCATCTGCGTCAGTCTCATCCCAATACACTTCAATAGTGCCTGAGAATGTTTTTAGTCCAGCGACGTAAGTTCTGCTGGTATCACCCAAAGCAGTCGTTTCGATTGTGTCGCCACTTTCTTCGATTGTGTAGCTTTTAAGCTCCGCTATTGCGTTGGCTCCGACCTTTACGGTTCCTTCGCTACCTGTATGTACAGCCATAATTATACCTCATCTTCATTAGTTTCTGTTGCAACAAACGCTGATTTTTCAGTCTTTGCTTGACCTTTTGTCGGTTCGTCAACCGTCCAACCATTTTTGATTAACCTTGCGGCTGTATCAGCCCAACAGATAATCATATCACCATTCTTATACAGCTTTGTACGTTTCATATCTACACCGCATTTTCTATGTCGTTTTCGATTGTAACGTAAGTTACCCTGATTGTAAAACCGCCAATACCAACTGACTGCTCGCCATCACCATTATATTCTGTGGTGAACGATACTATGTCAGTCTTCTTCGCATAACCACCACGGGTAACATCCGTCTGCAATGCTTCCTCGACCTCAACCGCTATAGTATCCAGAGTGTCATCAATTGCTGATGTGCCTTTTACATAAGCCTCAACAGTGACATCTAAAGTGCGTATCTGAGTTCTGGGAAGTGTGATTGAGCCGTATTCAGTTTCCTCAGAGCTTGTGTAAATGCACAATGCCGGTAGCTTATCCTCCCCCAGTGAAAACAGACGGGTCTGAAACACATTGGAGCCGGTCGTGGCTAATCCAGTTAATGTTGTTTTAATGTTGTCCCGAATTAGCTTGCGAACATGAGCCATCTAAACTTCCTCTAGCACCAGCATAGTTGTGCCTGTCCCATCTGGTTGAACAACACGAATAACATAATTGACTGCATTAATTACTATTGTGTCACCCTCTGCGGCATTTGACAGACTTGCAGTCGAACATTGGAAGCGTGGTTGCTGTATTGCAACGCCGACCATACCACCAGCGTCAGCCTCAAAGAACTCATTGTCAAAGATGCCGTTGACTGTAACAGGTGAACCGCCAGATGGTGTATATGTTGCGGCGACACCAAAGTCGTCCACATCAAAAAACACTGCCAATTCTATAGCGGTTTCAACAGCCATATTAGTCGTCATCCTCTGGTGTGTCCAAACTGAACACAGCACGATTAGTTTTCTTTGGCTTGATAACTTTCTTAGGTTGCGGAGCTTCAGTTGGCTCAACGCGCTTCATATTGACTAAGACTTGCGCCTCATCAATGTGCAATTCAATAACATCTCCAGCTTTTGCTTTTTTACCACCAGCAACAGTATTCTTTAGTACAAGATAATACATTTTTAACCCTCAATGGAAATAAGGTCAGATGAGGCTGGTTTTACCCAGCCCCATCATCACTTTAGTCAGTCTTATACGCCATCCGAATTGAAAGCGAATGAAGTAGCATTTCTAACTGCAATATCGACGGTAGATAATGCTGTTATATTGATTGTACCGCTTGTGCTGTTGCTGTATGGGTCTGCAACGATGTCAAGTCCACCGTACATTCCGATAAGCAAGTCAGCGAAGTTACCGAAGTACAAATCGCCAGCAGTTACTTGATTGGAGACAATCGCGTTGTAACCGTTGATTTGACCGTCAGCACCGACTACGAACTGGCCTGAGCCACTATCTTTGGTCGTTGTTTTCAACGCGCCGTACATACCAGCACCTAAGATGTAGGCAAGGTTGCCCATAAGTGCATTGTCTTCAGCTACAGCAGTTTCCATTGCTACAACTTCAGCGAATGTTGGGTTAGCCGCCGCAAAATTTGTTGGTGCGTTAATGCCAGATGTGTTCTGGATACCTGTTGGTTGACCAGAAGAACCAGAACCAGCCAATGCGCCAAGGTCGATTGCAAGAGCAATACCTTGAGCAAGGTCGTTACGAATTAGGTTCTCAATGTCAAGCGATGACTGCTGAAGCATCAAGCGCGTGATTTGCGAATGTGCGCCAACTACCTTTGGAGACATTGTAACCTGACCAAATGTAGGCTCACTCTCAGCAGATGCCGCGCCTTCAGTTGCAATCCAACCAGCAGACGATGCGGCTGATTTCTTAGGAATAGCAACATTACCAGACAATCCGTTCAACATTGTTGCGCCAGCCGACATTACGCTTGAAGCGTTGCGGAGTACGTCAATGAAGTCACCGCCACGAAAGTCTTGAGCAATAAGACCAGCGTCGTCAGATGTGTTCAAGTCACGTTGCGCCCATGAACGTAGAACGTCAGTTGGGAGCATAATACCACGGGCTGTACGACCGTTAGCGCGTTGTGCGGCTTCAGATACTTCAACCTCAAAGCGTGCTTCTTCTTGAGCTTGACGGTCTGTTGGGTTAGCCATTGCACGAATTGCGCGAAGAACTGAAAACTCACGAACTTCTTTTTTGCTTAGGCCGACTTCAGCAGTTTCTAATGGCTTGTCACCAATTACTTCAAGCAACTCACCACGAAACTGGTCAGCAGATTTGCCTTCAGCAATGGCTTTTTCACCAAGACTGCGTTGGTTGTGTTTAGCGGCAAGAGATAGAATTTCGCTATCGTTCTTGCGTGCGGCGCGGACTGCATCAGCCTTCACCGCTTCGACATCGACGATGTCGTGTTTTACTTCTTCAGACATAATAATTTCCTTTTGTACTGAATGTTGGGTTAAGGTTTCGGAAGTCGAACGCCCTACGCCTACCTGACTTGACTGGTCAGCCGGAATTGAGACGATTGATATTTCCATTGGCGTGGTTGCTACTCTGACATAATTCTCAGGGTCATCATCACGCCGTACTCTGCCATCTATACGATAGCCAACTGAAATGTTTTGGCGTATTTTACCTTTCACATCGTCAAAGACTTCAGACGCAAGCACACCCTTTCCAAAGCGCACTACAGCACGCAACCTACGCGCCTTCTCATCCATCTCAACACTCTCAACGACACCAATTTGTTTAGACATATCGTGGTCTAATAATAATGGAGCGCGTCCAGAGTTCAGAAACTCTAAGTTCATATTTTCGCGGCTGTGGTCAATGACCTCCATGCCAAAGTCACGTTCAACTGGTTCTTCAGTCGATACGCCAACACGAACTAATCTATTATCTTCATCAATAAACTTATCTTCTCTAGCGAAGTGATGGGTGCGTTTTTCCATGTCGCCACGGTCAAATCGCTCCTCAGTTGTTTCAACTTCGACGACTTCATCAGTCACCTCAGCCTCTTCAGCTTCTTCTTCATGCACTTTCGCAAATGTCACAACATAGGCTTCTTCAGTTTCCTGAACATCTACAATGTGACGCTTCTCAAGTTCTTCTGTCATATTATCACCTGTCTCTAGGTTGGTTTCATGTACTATACTACGCTCATCTTCTTTTTTCAATCGCTCAACAATAGCGCGTGACCAACTGAAGCCAGCATCACCACCCCATAAAGCCCATGCAATTCGTCCTGCACTTGGGTAGCCTTTTTCTCCTTGATTGAAGCCTTCAGCTTTCTTGTCTACTTCGTGACGAGCGAAGAATGAGAACATACGCTTGACAGTTTCTTCAGATAGGTTCTTGCCGTTGCTAATGTCTCTAGCTCTGGCAACACCAACCTCTGTGCCTCCACGACCAAACTCACGCCGCCACTCAAGACCACGCTCGGCTTCTTCAATCATGCCTTTGGTTGGTTTATACGACATCATCACCCTCATCAGTAATAGGCTCGGCTGGGGACTTGTTGCCGAAAGGTTCAAATGCCATTTTCAAGCCATAGCGTTCAGCCATTTCCTTGTCAGATTGTATCTGAGCAAACAATTCTTCAACGTCCCGACCGTAGTTGGCGGCAACGTCATTCATGCTAATTAGACCATTGTTGATGGCTGTAACTGCGGCATTGATTTCTTTTAGTGGGTCAACCCAAGCAAATCCACGACCGCGAAAATGAATGTTTGAGAACTTGTTTAACTTGTTTGATGGTATGTTCATTGAGCCAAAGTCAAGCGCACTATCTAACCAAGCAAGATAAACAGGCTCACAGAAATGCTCAATCAGGAATGACTGAAGCATCTTGTAGTGGTCACGCTCCTCAATCGTACCCTGCCGAATTGAAGAGTAGCTAACACCTGTAAGGTCGTTCGATAGGCTGGTGTAACTAACATTCAAACCAGATGCGATACCGCGAAGTACACCCTTCTCAAAACTATCAAATGCTGTAGTCGGGTGCGTAGCATCAATCATGCTGAACTCATGCCCTGCTGGTAACTGATAGACCGAAGCCGGCTCCATATCAATAATTGGCATACCTTCTGCATCTTCATCGTCACCAACAAAGTCTTCGCCAGTTGGTGTTGTAATAACACCAAACTTCGCCGCCGCCGCCCTAGCCGCAACAAGCTCTGCCTCACGGTAGCCAGCAAGCATTTTTAGACTAGCAATCGCTGGTGACATAAATGGCTCACCACGGGTTTGGTGCTGACGATGCTGAACGAATATATGAATAATATCTGATGCTGGAACGCGAATAGTCTTGTTCTGTGCATTGACTTTTATGTATGCACTATCGTTCGGATGGCTTGTTAAGACGTAGTAGGCAACGGGCTTATGAAACTCATCAAGCTCAACACCCATTCTGATTTCATTACCTTGCTCAGATTTGCCATTCTTGGTGTGGTCAATCAGGTCAGCCTCAATAAATTGTAAGCTGAACCCATCTTGATAACGCCTGTTCTTAATCTTCTTTATGAATACTTCGCCATCACGCGCCATAGTTTCTGCTACATAACGCTGGCAATCAAGCCAAGACATACGACCGGACACTTCAGCATTGCCTAGTTTTGCCCAACGCTTAAATGCGTCTTCGACTATCTGGTTTCCCGTAACGTCTAAACTCTTATCATCATTCCGCGCACGAACCTGTAGCTTAAAACCAGCTTCACCAACAACATTAGTCTTGATTAGGTTTAGAAAGCGTTTGCCATATTCATTATTTCTAGCAAGGTCACGGCTTCGATTGCGAAGCGTTGAGATGGAATGACTTAACTCTGCATCGGCTGACATATTGCTGGTCAGAAAGTCAGCAAATAACCGACCTTGATTTGCGCCAGCATAGGAACGATAGTTCGGCATCTTCTTGCGTTTTTTCGGCGCATTGTCCCGCGAAAAGAAGTCAAATAGAGCCATTATTAAAATCTCCCAAGAATTGTAGAATTAGTTCTTCTACCATGTTTTATGCGCTCACGCTTCTTTATTGCAGAAACTTCTTGCTTATAAAAAGTTCTCC